GCCAGAACTTCCTGGAAATCGGCGTCGCGGTGGCCTGCGATATAAAGGCGATGTACGTGTAGGTATAGCCCGTCGTGTTCATGTCGAAGTTGGCGATGCCAACCTGGAACCCGTCCGCCCGGAAGCTTTGAATCAAATCCGCGGCGTTGTCCCCCCAGTAGGCGCTGACGGACTGATCGCCCACGTGGGATGGGTCACGCCACGTTGGATTGCGGCCAGCATTGTTTGACGTCGCCCGGCTCGTACAGAGCAGCTCCGTCGGTTGGAACGCATCCCCCATGACGATGTTTCGGTTATCGGTGCTGTTGCCCGTGAACGTTCCGACGAACACATTGCCCGCCTTCGACCGGAACGCGAACCAGTTGTGCGTCAGGCCATTGACGTTCATCGCCGAGCCAACGGAGAACCCATCCGCGTGGGTGCCGGTGATGTACCCACTCAACCAGGTGATGGTGAAGCCCGGAAACCCGGTGAGGTTGCCCCCCGTGGGGTTCGACCAATGGCCGTTGGATTGGGTCCCGGTTTCGTTGCGGCAGAGCGCCACGTACGTTGGCACAAACCCCGTCGCGCAGGTGATGTTCCGACTACCCCCGGTTCCGGTGTACTGGCCAACTTGCAACACCGCATCGTCTGGCTCAAAGCAAATGTAGCGGTAGGTAGAGCCAGTTGCGTTGACCCCGGCACTGACAGTGAACCCATCCGCGTCGATCGTGTTGATTCCGCTGGTTTGGGTAATCTGCTGCCCAGTACCCCAAACGATGTTATAGGCATTCGTCGCGTGCGCTGTGGATTTCCACCAGAAGTCGGTCGATCCTTGTCGTCGGATGAAGAGCAGGCGCGGGCGAAACCCGACGCCCGTGATCGCCCGGTTATTGGCGTTGTTCCCGACATATGTCCCACTGACGATCAGCATCCGCGCGCGCTCGCTACGCGACCGTGTTGCCTTGCAGATATGGCGTGTAGCTGCTCTTGAGCGCCGCCGCGCCGGCGGCGAGCGTCAGTTCGAGCCAGACCTTGATGTAGTCCCCCGCGGCCAGCTGTCCCCCGGGCACGTTCTTGTCCGACGAGTTGAACGTCAGGCCTGCCGGCGCGACGAGCCGGGTATTCCCCGCCCCGTTGGTCCCGGTGTCGTTGACCGCGGTGGCCAGGGCGAAGGCAATGAGCGTGGACGGGTCGGCGAACTCCTTGACGACGGCCGAGGTCAGGGCCAGGCTCGCGTGGGCGTTCTTGAGGCAGAGGCAGTCGTAGACCTTCTTCTCGGCTCCACCGCCCGGGTTGGCCCCCGCGTCGAAGAAGATCCGCCGGACCTGGAGGACTTCCGCGGGCGATTTGTCGAAGAAGAAACCCTTGGAGAGCCGGAACTCGGAGGTCCCGTCCGGATTCGTCGCCCACGGGTGGTTGACGATCGCGATCTTCGTCGTGCCGTCGTAGCCGTAAACCTCGCGGATCTGCCCGTTGCCGGTGCCGGCGGTGATCCGGCAGATCAGGCCGAGGTAGGCGTCGTTGACAGCCGAAGCTCCGGCGTCGAGGGCGATGGCCACGTTCCCATTGCCCGAGGCCTGGCAGGTCCCGGTCCGCTCGGCGACCGAGGCTTCGACGGCGACGTCCCCCGTCGTGGTCCCGGACTTGACCGCCTTGAGCAGCCGTTCCACGGTAGCGGTGTAGGCTACGGGGGATTGCCCATTGAGGGTCTTCACCTCGGTGAGTTTGGATCCCGCCGCATTGCGGTACGTGATGGTGACGGTGGGGACGGTATCGCCGGCCGCCGAGGAGATGAGCTGCAGGTTCCCGGCGTAGTCCACGAAGACCTTCTTCTTCTGCGTGTCGATGGCTCCGCCGATTTCCTGCGTGCTATCGTCATCCGCCTCCGAGGCTACCCCATAGCCTTTTAGGTCACTCAGCAGGATGGCCACTGCTCATTCCTCCTCTCGCTAACTTTCCGTGAATTTGCGCAACGACTGGCGCGGGTTCCCGGCCTCCGACGTCCCGGCGGGAATCACGCGGTTCGCCCAGTAGCAGGCCCACTGCCCGATCTGCAGCACCCCGAGGCTGAGCGGCCCGGCGCCCAGGGCCGGCGCCGTCCCGTAATTCGGCGCGCCTCCGGCGGTGGTGTTCTCCGCGGACGGCATCCCCGCCACGCAGGCCGCGCCGTCATCCACGTAGGTCGTGCTGCTCCCGCTGTTGATTGTGGCCCGGCGGGTAGACGCCCCGTAGGTGCCCGGGGTCGGCGTGCGGTAGACGTAGTACCCGCTGGCGGTCGGGCTCTGCTGCCACGTGAGTGTCACCTTCTTGGTGGTCACGTCCACGTTCACGCTGATCGGGACGCCGGCCTGGGTCTCGCCGGTCGCATTGAAGGCCGTCACGACATACTCATAGACGCCCGTGGCGCCGAAGACGCCGCCGGCGCCCGCTGCGGAGAGGACGGCCGCCAGCCCGTAGGGCGGCCGGACGGTCGCCGTGTCGAGCCCGATCCGCATCATGGCGTTGCCGTCGCTGTCCCCGGCCTGGACGAGGCTCAGGGCAAGGTTGAGCGAGTCGCGGTCGCCGACGTTTTGGACCCAGAATTTCTCAGCCGTCTGCGCCACGCCCGCGAAAGCATCGGGCCAGGCTTTCGAGGTAATCTGGCCGCCCCCGGTTTTATCGAAATGTTTGAGGATGAGGCCCATGGGCTCCGCTCCTTTAGGATCCCGTGTAGGCGTTCCCGAGCAGGGTCACGATCGCGCGCACGCGCAGCGTCATCGTATAGGTGAACAAGGTGCCGAGGAAGGTCCCCGTCGGCTTGAACTGCGCGATGAACACCGTCATGTCGTTGCCCAGCCAGTCGGTGAGCTGATACGTGGCGCCTTTGGTGCGGTACATGGTATCCAGGGCGGTCACGACGCTCTTCTCGAGATACTGCGTCTGCCCGGAGCCGAGCGTGATGGTCAGATCCTTCGCGTGGGTTCCAAAGTCCTGGATGATGACGGATCCCCCGAGAACCGGATGCTCGCTCACCCGCTTCGGCCACTCGTAGGTCTCGTACGGCACGGGATCCGTCGTGAACCGCACCCCGCCGAGATACACGGTCCCGCGTGCCAGGAGGGACATGGCTAGTTCCGATCCAGCTGGCCCATGATGCGCCGCACGAGATACTCCTCGAGGTTGCCGTAGATCGTCTGGGCCACCCGGCTCGAGGATTGGTTGACCCGGTCTTCGATCTTGGTGAGCCCCACGTCCACGGCCGTGTACGCGGCGTCCATCGCCTCGCCGTAGCCCTCGGTGACCGCGGCGCCCCATCCCCCCATGGCCTCGGTCATCGGCCCAACGCCCACGTCCGCCCCGCCGGCGAGGATGTCCCTGACGCCGCCCAGCTCCCGCTGCTGGGCCTGGGCCTGATTGAGCTGGCCGGCCGCCTGATAGCCCGCGATCACGTCGGCCAAGGTCTCGCCGCCCCCGGCCGCGAAACGCTGCGCCCGGGCAGCGGAGCGGGCCCGTTCGGCCTGGATATCGAACATCTCCCGCTCGACCATGTCGCGGGTAATGACGTCCTCTTCCGTGTACCCCTTGGTCTCCAGCCGCTCCTTGACCTCGCCGAGGATCCCGAGCGCCGCCGCCTGCCGCTTGTTCCGGAGTTCCTCTTCCTTCTTGTAGACATCCTCCTCGGCCTTCATCCGCTCGGCCGAGCCCTGTCTCGCTGCGGCCGCTTTCTGCTTCGCGCGGTCGATCTCGTCCTGGAGGGACTTGAGCCCCATCGCCTTGTCATGCGCGAAGAGCTGGTCGGCCATGTCCTTGGCGAACTTGAAGACCTCGGCCTCGGCCTGGATCCGCTCCTTGGAGCCGGCACGGAAGAGCGCGGCCCGCTGCTCAAGGAACGTGAGCTCGTCGGCGAAGGTCGCCTCGCCGTTGGTCTTCATGACCTTGAAGGCCTCCTCCAGCTCCTTGATCTGCTCCTTTGCAGACCGGATGACGGCCTGATTGGATTTCGCAACGGCTTCTGTGACGGCCGTCGTCTGCGCGCCGGCCTGCACGCCGGCGGCAATCGCCGTGCCCGCGAATTCCTGGAAGGCGCTCGCCATGCCGTTGAGCTTCCTGGCAAACTCATCCGTCGTCGCCGAGCCGCTGCCGACGGCATTCCACCATTCGACCGCGGATGCCGCCGCCGTTTCGCTCGCGGCCGAGAATGTGGTCGCGACGTCTTTTGCCCAACTCTCGATCTCGCGCAGCTGGTTCGCCCACGGATCGCCCCAGAGCTCGGCCCACCAGGCGAGGCCGGCGGCGACCTTTTCGATCCCCTTCAGGATGTAACCGAATGCCGTTTCGACGCCGGTCTCGAGCGTGCGCAGCCCGGCCATGATGAGCCGGAGGCTTTCCACAACAAGCGCGCCGGCCTTGGCGAGCTCGGCCACAGCCTGCGCCGCCCAGACAAAGCCCCGAACGATGGCCTCAGCCGTCTGTACGGCCCAGATCTTGAGCTGTCCGCTTTCGCCCCATTCCTTGATCTTGGCGATGATCCGCGAAAGGCCTTCGTTCATCACGGGGAGCAGGACGGAGACGACTTGGTTTCGAAAGCCAGTGAGTCCCGCTTCGATCCGCGTGAGGCTATCGTTGAACGTTTCGGCAAGCGTGGCTTGCGCAGTAGTCCAGGTGGCGCCGAGCTGTTCCGCCTCTTTCCGTTGGGCGTGGATCACCGCGCTTCCCTGGTTGAGCAGGGGGATCATACCGGCGCCGCTCTTGCCGAAGATGTCCATGGCCAGTGCCGTCTTCTGGGCGCCGTCCTCCATGGCGGCGAACTTGTCCGCCACCTCGAGCATGATCTGTTCGGCGGTCTTGAGCTTGCCGGCATTGTCGCTCACCCGGATCCCGAGGGCATCGAAGGCGTCGGCCGCCTCCCCAGTACCCTTGGAGGCCTCGACGATGTTCCGCGAGGCCTTCTGGAGCGATGTCCCGAAATCCTGAAGGGAGAGGTCGGACAACTCGGCGGCGAGCTTGTAGCCCGACAACGTCTCGGCGCCGATGGCGACGCGCTGGGAGAGCTTGGCAATCTCGTCGCCGGCGTTGGCGGAGAGCTTGACCAGGACCGCGAAGGTCCCCGACGCCGCGGCGATGGCGCCGGAGAGGGCGAGCATGGAGGTCTTGACGGCGGAGGCCATCCGGCCCGCCGCGTCGCCGACCGATCGCTCGATCGCGACGAGCTGTTTGGACAGGCCGCCGGGATCCGCGGTGAACTTGATGACGGCTTCGGCGAAGTTCGTGGCCATCTAGCGCCCCGCGCGGACGATCGTCCGCAACGCCTCCCAGGCCTGGTTATGGTTCTGTGCGGAGGGCCCCGGGAGATAGCCGGCGAGCGTCCGGAGAGTCCGAAGCAGCTCGCCGCGCGCGTGCTGTTTGAAATAGGGCATCAAGGTGACGGTCACCTCGTCGAGCTGCTCCTGGGCCCGGATCTCCGGCATGAGCGCTTGGAAGCGCTGGAGCTGCCGGAGGCTCAGGCGCCGGAGCTCGCTCCAGGGCCAGCCATAGAAGCGGGCGACGACGGCGAACTGATAGGCGAGCCGGAGCGCCCGTCGCCGCCCACCGGAGGGACCTCGGCCAACCCCATTGCCTCCTGCATGACACGGAGGACCTGCCGCGAGGAGAGCTGGCCCAGCGTCGCCGGATCCATCTCCGGCACGAGGATGGCCATGTAACGCAGGCCCATTCGGAGCTGCTCGCCGGGGCCTTTCCCGCGAAGCTCTTCCTCGGCGCGGAGGATGAGGAAGAGGTCGTCGGCCGGAATATCGGCCACATTCCGGACCGCGTAGCTCTGCCCCTTAAACTTGATGCGCTTGCCGTCCGCCGGGGCGAACGCATCGAGGTCGATCAGATACTCGTCTCGCTCGGTCATGGTGTCAGCTCACGCGGCGCGAAGTGACCGCCGCTCTACGAGGCCAGTTCGTCCCCAAAAAATGCCCAGCGTCCCGTGGTATCGTCCGGCCAGGCCTCGAATGTGGCCGAGAGCACGCGTTGGTCGGTCGGGGTGAACGAGACGCTCAGCTCGCCCTCGACCGGCGAGGCCTCCGGGATGATGAGGTGATCCTTCTTCAGCGCCGACTCCACGCCGCCGACGATCTTCTTGAGCGTCAGCTTCTTGGCCAGACTCCGCAGGCTCAGGCCGACCCGGTTGGTGAAGTCGACGCGCCCCGAGTCGCTGGTGAGCACCGCATGCGGGTAGGCGCGGGCGAAGTTCTGGAGGGTCATCTCCTTGAACTCGACCGTGAGCCGCACGCTCCCGCCCGTCAGGATCTTGTCCAGCGGGCTGGTGCCCTTCTGCGCCCCGGTGAGCGGCGACGCTTCCGAGGCCAGGTTCAGGGTGACGTTGCCGAGGTACCCGACGTTCTGATCGACGCTGTTCTCTTCGAGATAGACGTTGCACGGTCCGAGTTCGAGGTTGTTGCTGTCCGGCATCTGACGTCCCTCCTTCGTCGTACGAGTGAGCGATCAGGAGACCTTCTGGAACACAATGCAGCCTCGACCGCCCTCCGCTTGGCGACCGGGCGCCTCAGCCACGAACCGCCAGCCAGGCCGTCTCCCGGCCAGGAGGCCGAGGCTTTGCAGGGCCGCCAGGGTGCGGATGGGCTCCCCCCGATGGGGCTGCGGGTCGATGTCCTGTGACCAGGGGGCGGTATCGTGAAAGATGACGACGCCGGCCTCGGCGATCCGCGGCTCCAGCGCCAGGAAGTCCGCGCGGACGCAGGCCTCCTCGTGGCAGCCATCGATCAGAGCTAGTGCGATCGGCTCCCGGGAGCGCGTCAGCCACTCCTGCGAGACCGCCCGCTCGAGCGCAACGCGTTCACCGAAGGCCGCAGTCGCCTCCTTGAAGGCCCGTTCGTCCAGACACCACGCGCCCGGGAGCAGGAATCCCTCTACGCCCTCGGGCAGGTCCAGGCCGACCGCCTTCCACGACCGGCCGCTGGCGGCCAGCCGCCGGCACACCGGAGCGAACGTCGCGCCGCCGGCGACGCCGATCTCGAGATACGTCACGGGACCGCGCGTGGCCTCCAGCGCGACGCGGATGGCCGCGCTGATGACCGCCTCGCAGCCGGCCATGCTGAGCCCCCAGGCGGTCATGCGCGCCTCCGCGCCAGGATGAGGAGGTTCGTTCCCTCGTGACGCTTCGCCTCCAGGATCTCCATCCCGCGCGCCTCCAGGAGGCTCCGGAGCAGCGGCACGGTGAAACCGGCCCGGTGGAAATTCTCCGCATAGTCCTGCCCGCCATAGACCCGGTAGGCCTTGGTTTCGTCGCTCTCAGTGCCCCGCAGGATGAATTCGGCCAGGGCCGCGAGGTCCGGCGTCTTGAGGTGCAGGAGTCCCCCGGGGCCGAGGAGCCGGATCCATTCGTCCAGGACCATTCCGGCCTGCGCCTGCGGGAAGTGTTCGAGCACGTCCTTCGCCCAGATCTCCGCGGCGCAGCCGTCCGCAAACATGTCGCCCAGGTCGGTGATGTCCGCCCGCAGGAACGTCGCCCCGTCCGGTGGAAGGAGGTTGCGGCAGTCGACGTTCACAACGCCGTCCAACATCCAATCGTCGCCAGAGCCCAGATTGAGCCGAAGCGTGGGGACGGCCCCCGGTCGATGCAGCCGCACCTTCTCTTCAAGCGTCACGGCGCGAAAATTCACGGCTCGCCTCCAGGATGAGCTGGACCGTTGATCGGCCATAGCAGCGGGACGGCAGGAGACCGAGGCCCGGCCCCGGCGGACGATCGTCTGTCGTCTGGGCTGGGCACGTGCCGTCACCATCGCCGTACCGGACGTTGATGCAGGGTGTTGCACACGTCTGCACGGCCCTGGCGCTCGGGTAGTATTTGCAGTAGGCCGCGCCGTCGTTGACGTTGAAGATGCCGACGGTGGGCCGCCCGAGGATCCCGCCCCAATGGAAGGCGGCGGTATCCACCGAAATGACGAGGTCGGCCGCCGCACAGGCCGCACCCATCAGCCGGTAGGACAGACCGCTCAGCATGGGCAGCGCGACGGGAAATCGCCGGTCGTGGAGGAGCGCCACGGCCCAACCATCCCTGATCAGGCCATTTGCGAGGTCCTCGAACCAGGGATAGTTCTTCCGACGATTCACGGACCAGGGTGCGATGAGGCAGACCGGCCGATCCGAGTGGACCGTCCGGGCGAGGAGCACCCGCGCCGCCGCGCGCTCGTCCTCGCGAAGCGCGATGTTGGTCCGCGGATTGATGACCCGGAGCCCGACCCAGCGCGCCCACATGTCGAGCCGGTTCCGCCACTTGAGCCCGTGCCCGCCGTCGATCCCGCCGTAGGCGACAAAAAAGTTCTCCCAGACGTGGCAGGGGATGCTGATGTCCTCGATCAGGTCGTACCGGTCGAGGATTTCCCGCCGCACGCTCCCCCCGTGGAGCTGAACGTCCCGCCCGCTCCAGACCGCTTCGTAGGGGATCAGGCGGAGGCCGGAGCCATGAAAGACCGGGTGGTAACGCAGTGGAACGGCATAGGTGATCCGGATCTGGGGATACTGGTCCGCCAGCATGGGGAAGATCATGCTGCTGATGAGGATGTCCCCGAGCCCACCGTACTTTCGGATGAGGAGGAGCTTCTCGCCCGGCCGCAGCTCGTCCAGGCGCGATCGCCGGGTCGCGAACTGCACGATGCCCGACGGCCGCGCGCCGATGAAGCGACGCAACGCGCTCCATGGATCCTGATCGCCGTTTGCCGGGCGGGCTACCCCGTTCGGCTGGGAGAGGAGCTGGGCAGACACTACCTCCGTTGTCACTTCTCACCCTATGCTCGCCGGGTTGCCCCGGAGCGTGTGGTATTCGATGACGAAATCGCACCGGACCGAGGTCAGGACACCGGGCGCCTCGTCATTCGTGATCACGATGCCGGTGATGTTGGTTCTCCGCGCCAGTCCGCCGCGCGTGGGATCGGTCGTCAGGGCCCGCTCCACGTCGGCGGCGGCGCGATTCGCGAGCGTCGGCAGATTGGCGGCCGCGGAGCGGAGGAGCACCTCGACAGAGACCGGCAGCGTCCGGGTCAACAGGAAGTTCGTGTCCTGGGTAAAGCCTTCATCGCCTTCCTGGAGGAACGCCGCCGGGAGGTCCGCCGGATCCTCCTTCGGCACCTGCCGCCCGCGCTCGACGCTGGCCAGGGCCACGTGGTAGGCCCCGGTCCCGTTGATTGCCAACAGGCTCGTCTCGCAATGCTGCAGAATGCGCTCGCGGATCGGCTCGTCAGCCACGGCTGGCACCCTGCCGGCTCAGAAGGTACTCGACCTCGTGCGCCAGGTTTTTGCGCAGCGCCTCCGTGGCCGTTCTGCGGACAGCGTCAAAGATCCCCTTCTCGATGACCAGGTTCGGCACGGACGGGCCGACCTGCCGCATGATCGGCAGGTTCTTCGACCAGGCGCCCGCCGATTTCCGCTCCGAGGGCAGCGGCGAGCGCAGCCAGACGGTGGGGCGCTTCGACTTGGGCATCTGCTTGATGAAGGCGGACCGGATGAGGACCGGCCCGCCGGGTTCGCGGTAGATCACGCCACGCTTTGTCTGTCGGGCGCCGAGTCGCATAAGGGAGAGCGGCCGCCCCTGGGCAATGAGCTTCGCCGTCGCGTATTGCTGCACCGTGGCTGGGATCACGGGCAGCATCGGGCGCACGTCCTTCTGGGGCAGCCGGACCTCGCGCGCCACGGCACGGACCGCCTGGGTCCTCGCGCTCCTCGCCGTGCGGTTGACGGCGCGCATGATCGCCCGGGGCGCCTTTGCGCCGAGCGCCGCCAGGGCCCGCTTGAGGTCCCGCGTTTCGACACTGACGGTCATCTGGACCATGGACGTGCCTCAGTTCGGAATGACCACCACGCGCACCTCATCGACCCCGACACTGATTCGAGCCTCGACTATCCAGGAGGAATTGGCCGCGCCCTGGTACTCCGAGAGCTCGATCACCGTCCCGCGGAGCCGCTCAGGCTCGATTGAGGCCAGTCCGGCCCGCGGTAGAGCCAGCGCGCGCTGAGGATGATCGGTCTGCACCAGGACCCCGGCGATTTCGACGGGCAGCGGCGGGAGCCAGATGGCGGTCGTCGCCACCGGCTCCTCGCCGGGTATCGTGACCGTGGCGGGCAGCCCGAAGACCGCGAGAGCTACCCCGATGCCAGGCCGCAGGTCGCTCATTGCCGGATCGCAGGCGCTAGACCTTGGTCGCCTTGACGACCGCGCGAGGGATCAGACAAAGCGGCAACGGGTTGCTCTGACTGTGTAGCTGTACATAACGATTGAACCCGCTCGGATCCGGCGCCTGCTTCGCGTAGATCGGGAGGCCGATGGTGTTCACGGTCTCCATGAAATCCGCCGGCGCGAAGTAGGTCGTGAAGAGCGGGCCCTTCTCGGTCGCCACGCCTTCGGGGAAGACGTAGGCATCGTCGGCCCCGATGAAGGCCACGCCGCCGACGGAGCCCACGTACTCTTCCCAGACGATCCCGCCGAAGGCGAAGCCCTTGCGGAGATCGCGCCGGAGCACCTCACCTTCCTGGTATTTGAAGGTGTCCTTGACGAGATCGTGGCCGACCAGGGCATCGAAGAAGCTGGAGCCGCAGAAGCCGCGGAGCCCCGTGTAGACCGCCGCGCCGAGTGCCGCTTCGATCTGTCGGGCGATCGCGACACACTTGGCGCGGACGTCCGTCGTGCTTGTGGTGAGCGCCATCGCCTGGGTCTGCTGGTCGACGCCAAACTCCGTGAAGAGGTTGTAGATCGGCGTGGAGCCGTCCGAGTCGTAGATCACGCCCTTGATGGCCCCGATGCGGAGGTGCTCGAGGGTCACCTCGTGCATGGTGCGGAGCGTCGCGAGCTTGTCGTTCACGATGGTCTGGACGACCTGCACCTCGGTCTCGCTGCCGAAAGCGCGGACGTTCTGGACCTCGTCCGCATTGACGTGCGCTTCCCGTGCGAGGTGGGGCACGACGAAGCTCCGCGCGTTCCGCTTGTTCGTACCGAGCACGTCCGGCACGCCGCCACGGGGCGAGCTGGGGATGAGCGACAGCAGCCCGTCCTTTTCCTCCACGATGACGGTCGTCGTGGTGATGCCCTTCTCGCCGAAGAGCTTGAGGTCGCCGATGCGCCGCGGTTGGTAGGGCGCATGGAGGATCGCGTCCGTGAGGCTCGTGACGCCGAAGGCATCGTTCCGGAAGACATCAAGTGTTGGCACTGTAGCCTCCTTGCGCCGCTAGATCGCTCTTTCGGCGCCGTCTGTTGTTGGCCTGTTCCTTCCAGGTCGCCCAGCGGCAATTTCCTGGTGCATATGGGCCGTCATTGTTGATCCTGTCGAGCGTGAAACCAGGTCCTGGCCGCGGCCCCATATCTCGCAGGAACGCTGCAAAGTCCTTGCGCCACTCAGGACACATTGTGATGCCGCGGCCGCCATAGTCCGAGAATTGGTGATGCCCCTGGTAGAAGCAACGCCTTTTGGCCTCGACCCATGAATTCCATTCCGGTGTGCGGGTGCCACCATGCTTCCAGGCCGGATGAAGCTTGGGATTATGACTGCGGGCGCGTGCGACATCGGCCCTCAAGCAGCCACAGCTCTTGGACTTTGCCTGCGTGAGGCTGTTCTCCATGACTGCTCGCACTGTTCCGCAATCGCACCGGCACATCCACTGCCGCTTGCCAAAGGGGCCGGCGTCGGTCGGTTCAAGAACGCACCAGCGACCGAATCGGCTCCCCGTCAGATCGCCACGCTCCATGACACGGCCCCTCGGACGTGCCCTACCGGCACTTGATGTTCTTCGTCAGCAGATCCGCCACGCCGGCGGTCTGCGCCGTCGCGTCCTGGCCATTCCAGTTCAGACCCGCGAGCCGGACCTCGGCGAGCCGTTCGACGGCCACGCCCTTGACGTCCGCCGGCGCCGCGCCCGCGTTCTTCAGCTCGGCGTAGAGCACGCCGGCCGCCACCTCGCTCCCGTCCGAGGCGCCGTTGTTGTAGGCCACGTACTTGCCCGTAGCCGTGATCTTGCCCAGGACAAGGCCGGCCGGATACGTGGTGGCCGCGGGCACCGTGACGGTCACGTTCTCCCGGCTCAGCGTGCCCGGGGCCTCGCTGAAGAGGAATTCGCCCGGGTGGGTCCCTTCCAACAGGCTGCTCATGGTCTAGGCTCTCCTCTCTGCCCGCTGCGGGCATTGCGCTCGGCGTAGATCGCCGAGGGATTCAGACGCGTTTTCGCTGCGGCCCCGCCCGCGTCTGGCAAGAGGCTCGCGTCGATCTCCACCTTGTCCAACTTCGCCGTGATGATGGTGAGCTGCGCTTTCACCGCCTCTGCCGGCATGCCGCCGGCGACGTAGGAGTCCGCGAGTTCCGGCTGCTTCGCCATCGTGCAGAGTGCCCGGATCTGCTTCTCGCGCTCCGCCCGGGCCGCCCGGGCCGCCTGCTCCTGCCGGATCGAGGCGGTCACCTGGTCCACGGTGGCGCCAGCCGCGATCAATCCCTCGGCCAATTCGAGGCAGCCGGCCTCGCGGCAGGCCGCGAGCACGGCAGTCGGCTCCGCCGGCTTGGGCGCTTCTGGCGCAGGCGCCGGCTTCTGCATGCGCGCCTCGATCTTGGACCGGATGGCCTCCGGCATGGCCTTGACGGTCTTGTCACCTCGCCGATCGTAGGCCACGTTCATGGCCGGAAGGCCGGCGACCTTTTCGTCGGCGAAGCCCTTGGCCACCGCCTCGTCGGCGTCCATTAGCGTTTCCGCATCCATCAGCGCCCGGATCTCTGTGTCCTCGAGCGCCGAGCGCCACTGGTAGGCGGTGATGATGCTGGTGGAGACCTTGTCCAGGTCGTCGGCCAGCTTGCGGAGCGACGAAGCATAGTAAAAGCCGATCAGGATGGTCAGCGGGTTGTGGACGAACATGAGCGCGGTATCCGCGATGCGGAGCTTCCCCTTGCTCACCGCGCTGGTGATGATGGTCGCCGCGCTGGCCGCCATGGCGTCGATCTCGCCCTCGACGATCCGGCCCTTGGTGGCCTGCTGATCGCGGAGCAGGTTCGCGATCGCCGTCGCCGAATAGAAATCCCCGCCGGGGCTGTTGACCCGGAGCTTGATCGTCTTCACGGAGTCCGGCAGGTTCTTCAGCTGCTCGAGGAACGCCTTGGCCGTGATCCCGAAGCCCCAGTAGTCGTCGATCCAGTCGCCGATGAAGTCATAGATCTCGATCTCGACAACCGAGGGATCCTCGGCCTGGTTGGCGATCCGGTACCATTCGCGGGGCGCGTCGTTCGCCTTCTGTGCCATGGGCGTTCGCTCCTTTCAGCGCTGTTCCTGGCCCGGCGGTTCCGGCGCCGGCGGCGCGCTCGCCTTGATGCTAGTCCGTCCATCCGAGTCGTATCGGAGGCCGAGCTGGTCCGCGCGGGCGTTGTCGTCGGCCTGCTCCTGGTCGATCACTTCCGCGTTCTCCCCGCGGGCGCTGAGGACCGCTGAGCGGCTCGTGAGGCCGGACCGGATCGCGGCCTTGTCCGCCTCGACATCCTGGACGGGGTTCATGTAGGGCCAGCCGTGCGGCTGCCACTTGACCGCTTGCCAGGTGGCCGGATCGTCGTAATAGGCGGAAGGGACCTCGAGGGCGCCACTCAGCACGGCCCGCGTGAACCAGGCCGCCCAGATCGGCCGGCAGACCTGGAAGGCGAAATGTTGCTGCAGCTGCTGGACGTGCCGGCGGAACTCGCCCAGGATCAGGCGCACGGTGCGGTCGTTTACCTGCCGAAGGTCACCGGTGAAGATCTCGTACGGCACACCGGCCGCAACACCTCCGCCCATGAGCTGCTGCCGCATGAAGCCTTCGTAGGTCTCGCCGACGCTCGGCGGATCGGAGAACTCCACGCTCTCACCGGGGGCGAGTTCCTCGAAGGCGCCGGGCTCGAGCCCCACCGCGGTGCGATCGCCGATCGTCTCGATCGGCTGCCCGGTGATCGGATCGAGCTCGGCATCGCCCGCGCCGGCCGGCCGCGTCACGAAGCCGGCGAAGAGATTGCTGATTTGCTGCCGGAGGAGCGTGGCGTCATCGAACCGATCCAGATCCTTGAGCTTCACGAGTGCGGCCGCGAGGCGCGGGATCCCGCGGATCTGCCCCGGTCGCTCCGGGCTGTAGAGATGGCAGACGGTCTCTGCGGGGACGCGCACGAGCTCCGACGTGTCCAAATCTTGCCACTCGCCAGGGCGCTGGCGGTACATCCAATAGGCCACGCGCTTGCCGATCGGGCTGAACTCGATCCCGGCGCGGATCCGGTTCTGGCCGTTCATCGCGTCGTACGTGTGCGGGCAGAACTCCGGCTCGATGATTTGCACCTGGAAAGGCACCGGCAGCCCGTCCCCCGGCAGCCGATCGCGGAGCCGCAAGAACGCCTCGCCGGCGGCGAACCAGCTGAGGGCACCTTGCGCTTGCTGGCCGTAGAACTCGCAGGTGCCGTCGGCGTCGGAGAAATCCGTGGAGTCGAGCCACAGCTTGTGGAGTGCCTTGCGGAACCCCGGATCCGGGGCGCTGGATTGCGGCGTGATCCCGCACCCGATCAGGTTCGTGACGAGGGCGTTGATGATCGCCCGGGCGAAACCGTCATTGCGGCAGGCCGCACGGGATCGATCACGAAGGAGCGAGAGGCCCGCCAGGACACTATCGTTCGGGCCCGTGGTGGGCGCATGCCACCCGCGCGTGCGGCGGCCGGTCCCGGCGGCCTCGTAGGCCTGGACGCGGGGGCGGAGGAGAGTGATGCTGCGGGCGGATCGCGGAGCGGGATAGGATCGACCGACCGTCGCGAGCATCTAGAGGCCCTTGCCGCGGTGGTATCCAAGGAACTGCTTCGGCCGTGGAGCGCCTACTGAACGTTCGATCTCGGCGATGAGTTGACGGAGCTGGGGAAGATCGTGGCTCGTCCACGATCGATCGCCGAAGGTGACGCTCTTCCCCGTCGTCAGCGCTTTGAGATACGCAGCCTTGGCAGCATCCAGGTCCGCCTGCGTCCAGTGCATCCGCTCCCCCCGAGGGGCCCGAAAAGGAAAAGGCGACCCGCGGCGTGCACGCGAATCGCCTTTTCCTCGACTATGGCACCGTCGCCCCGCTGGCCGGCGGGGTTCGGGCTTAATTGGCTACTTCATCGCACACAATAGGAAAGCGCTTCCGGATTGCAAGAAAAAAGCGCAGCCTCCTCCAAAAAAGTGTGACATTTACCAAACCACTCCTAATTCGAAGACCGGTTCCGACGGCTTGGCCGGACGCTGAGCGCGGAATTCCGCGGGATCCGTAGGCCATCGGGGAATCGGAACGCCACGAGCCGTCCCGTCGAAATCCACCGCCGGATGCTGCGCTGGCTGACGCCGAAATGGACGGCCAGTTCATCGATGCGGAATGATGGCTTGTTCGGCAATCCACTCCCGTCTACCATCCCTCGCCTCCACTGTTGCGCTGCAGGTAGGAGGAATAGCGCCGGCGCTGCGGTGCTGGTGGACGCGCCGACGCAGACGTTGGACCAGGCGTCTCGGCCATTCGCGGCGTAGGTGCCGTCCCGCGGAGCGGGAGCCCGCGCAACCGCTCGGCCCAGCGGTCGAGCTGCGCGTTCAGGAGCTTCATTGCGGCGTAAGCCATCACATAGCAGTCAAGGGCCTCGTTCCGCGGACGGATCTTCCGCCAGAATTCCTTCCGGGCGCCTTTCTCGAACCGCGTGACGAGCACCTCGCTCGTGAGTTGGAGCGTGAGCTCCTCATCCGCCCACTCTGCCAGGGGGATATGCACGAATCCGGGCCCGGCTTCGGAGAGCTGCAGCCGGCCCATGAGGAGCGCCTTGGCCGTATCCACCCCGATCGTGTAGAGCGGGACCTGGCGCTCACCCCGGCCCCAGCGGCGAGGCGAGGGCGACGACGTGATCGGCCGCTGCCCGTCGCGCCCGATCGTGGCGAACACGCGCCGCGCGGCATGGCGGGCGGCATAGTCGTAGACCATCGTCGTGCGGTGGCCCGCGCTGTCGATACACGCGGCGTGGATCATGAGCGACGTCTCCCGTGCGTGCTGGTAGACGTTCGCCAGCGCCTCATCGAGCATCGCCCAGGGCGCCGCGGTCGAGGTGTCCCCCGGGAGCGTCCACCGGTCAATGAGCCAGGATTCCTCGCCCGGCCCCCAGCCGACCACCAGGCCCTCCAGGCGGTCATCCTGGGTATCGATCCCGACCGTGATCGCGCAGACACCATCGGGGGCCTCGATGCCGGAACCGTATGGCTCGCGCCGCAGCAGCAGCCGGTTCGCGTCCACCCCCTCGCCGGCGTCCGGCTCGACGGGTTCGGCCAGGACGGTGTTCTCCCAGGTATGCATCTCGGAGCGGTCGCCCGCCTTCTGCGCATCCCGCGCGCGGAGGAAGCTGGCCACGATCTCGCGCAGGGAGGACAGCGGAGAATACGCCTCCCAGAGGTGAAAACTCACGATCCGCTTCTCGGGCCGGTCCGGATTCCCTGGGCGCCACGCGCCGTGCTGGAGGATCGCGAGCCGCTCGGCGTCGCCGAAGCCATAGCGACAGGCCGGACACACGAGCTCTGCGGTGTCGGCATTTCGCTCCGTGAAGCGCACATGCTTCCACTCGAGCGGATGCATGTGCTGGCAGCGGGGGCAGGGCACGTGGTAGCGACGTTGATCCCCGCGATGGAACCAGGCGTCGATCGGCGCGCCGACGAGCGTCGGCGAGCTGAGCATCATGATCCGCCGGCGCCGACCGAAGGCCTGGGTGCGCTTCATGGCGATCGCGATCGTGTTGCCTTCGCCCGGGAGCTCGGGCGGATAGCGGTCCACCTCGTCGAGAATCAGGACACGGCGGGAGCGCGCCGCCAGCGAGGCCGCGCTGTTCGCGCCGCCGACGGCGATATCGCCACCGCGGAACGACTTGGAAAGTGTCGTGTTAGACGATTCCTTCGCGCGCTTCTTGCTCACGCGCTCCTTGAGCGCTGGACTCGCGTCGATCACCGGCTCCAGACGGTTCTTGGCGAAATCCTTGGCCATCGGATCCACGGTCGGCTCGACCACGAGGATCGGCGAGGGATCGTGCGCCATGTGGTAGGCCACGACACAGACGGCCGCTGCCGTTTTTCCGACCTGACTGCTGGCCCGGACCACGACGATCTCAACGCCGGGCTCGTGGAAGGCGTCCATGATGCCCGCGAGGTACGGCGTGAACGCGGTTTGCCAATGCGAGCCGGCCAAGGGTCCGCTGGTCACGATGATCTCCCGATCCGCGAATGCCGAGACCGTGAGGCGGGGCGGCGGGGCGTAGCCGCGGCGGACCACGCGGAGCAGATCGCGCGCATTCATGCCGCGGCGGCGGGCTTGGCGCCCGCGAGTTCGTTCAGCGCATCTTCGACGGCTTCGAGCAATTGCGCCTCCACGGCGCTGGGGCCCTCGAGGGTGGCGATCCGGTGGAGGCGATCGGCGAGGGTCACGGGCAGATGCAGCAGTTTCCGGCGCACGGCGGCGACATGCTGTGACCAGACGCGCTCCACATCGTCGCGCTGCAAGAGATTGCCCGCGCGGATCTCGGCGGTCTGGCGGTTGAGTTCCGCCTGCGAGAGTTCCTTCTGGATTCGGGCTTGCTCGAGGCTGGAGGTCTTCGTGGCCGCTTCATCGCGGAGGATCTTCCACGTGCGGCAGGCGGCCTCGTCGTAGAGGGACGGACGGCCGCGCGCGCCACGCTTGGCGATCGGCATCCCGTCGCGCTCCCACTTGGTCACGGTCAACATGTGGACGCCGAAGGCTGCCGCGAGGTCGCGGCGGGTGAGGAGTGCCGGCGTCGTCTTCGGTGCCCTTTTGCGCTTGCTATGCGTCTTGGCCATTAGCCCTTTGGTACTCCTGGAGTCTGGAGAAATTGTGCGAGGCCGCCGACCCGCACTCGCGGCTGACTCCAGGGGCCCCCGGCACGTGCGCATCACCGCACTGCATCGAGGACGAACCGGATGACGCGATACCAGATCCACCCAGAGCATCCCGCCGAGAGCCCACAGATCATCGCGCCGAGCCACGCCAGCTCGCCATCGCCCGGCAGGTGATCCCACTCGTCGGTCATGATCTCCGCCCCCATCGTGGCAGATGGTCTCGTCCAATCCGTGCGAGGCGCTCGGTGTCTTGAGATGGCTTCTCCAGTCGCGCCACGATCGCGGCCAGGTCGCCTTGGCAGATGGCGCACTCGGCCCGGTGCTGGGGATCCAGCGCCATCGACTCGGCGAGTCGCCGCGCCGCGCCCTCGTCGAGTCCCCGCGCCTTCAGCCGCTCGAGGTGGTGCAGCACGGAAGCGGGAGGCAACGGCGTGCGATCACCGTCCTTGGTGCTGAGTTGCCGCGCCATCTCCCCGGCGAGTTGCCCGATCAACGCACCGGTGCTGGTGTTATGACCGCCCTGCGACGTGAGCGTGAAACCGCCAGACTGGATCTCAAGGTCGCGATTCGCGCAGGCCTCGCAAATGATCCACAGCGCCTTTGCCTTGGGAAATTTCCCGCCGCATCGCAGGCACTGTGGGACGAGTTTCTCCGGCACTGTCGGCTCCTTGACGAACGCCGGAAGATCGCCATCGTCCAGATCCGCCCGCGGCTTCAGGT